CGCGTCGGACGCCACCGACGCGAGCCGCTGCATCTTCACCACCTCGAAACCCTGAGCGACGTAAGCGGCCACGCGTGCGCGCGTGTGTCGCCGCAGCCACGCGTGAGCCTGCACGTCGAAGTCCCAAAACTCGAACTCGGTCTTGCCGTCGGCCACACGCATCCCGCGCCCGAGACGCTGCAACGCCTTGATGATGCTGTCGCCCCCGGCCGCGTTGACGGCACTGCGCAGCGTCGGCACGTCCACCCCGATGTCGAACACGTTGCTCACGAGGAACTCGTACTTGCCGATCTCCAGCAAGCGCAACGCCTCCGCGCGTGCATGAGCGTCGTGTGTACCCCACACGAACTTGGCGCGCAAGCCCGCGCCGACAAGTGCCTCGGTGATGCGCTTGCCGTGTCGAATCTCCTTCACGAAGACGAACCCGGGCTTCGCCGCGGCCTGCGCAGTAGCGACGATCTGCGTCAGATGCTCTGCGCTCTCCGTGACACCGAGACGGTAGACCTCGCGCCAGTCCTTACTGCCAAGCGCGTCGGCGGCGACAGTCACGAACCGCACGCGTGGATGAACAAGGATGTCGGCGTCGATGAGCGTCTGCGTGGCGATCTCGTAGATGACCGGGCCGCACGCCCCGATGACGTGAACGCTCTTGCCGTCCTTGCGGTCGAGCGGCGTCGCGCTCATTCCGATCCGGTAGTACGCGCCGCGCGCGGCTGCGCCAGCCACACGAAACGTGTTGGCGGGCAACAAGTGCACCTCATCGAAGATGACTGCGCCGAATGACTCAAGATACGCGCGCATCGCCGTGTCGCCGAGATTGCGGTAGGCCGTCTGGAACGTGCAGACCACAAAGTCGGCGTCGCAGTTCACACGCTCACCGCCGCCGACACGCCCTGCCTTCAACCCAGTCAGTCGCTCGTACCGCTCCGCGCTCTGTTCGAGCAGCGACAAGTTCGGCACGAAGAAGATCGTGCGCGTGTTGGCCGACCACGCGAACGCGACGGCGATCTCCGTCTTGCCCCCGCCCGTCGGCACGCGCACGATACCGCGCCCATGCAACAGCATCGCTTCGAGTGCAGAGAGTTGAAAATCGCGTTCCGCCAGGCGTTCGCGCAGCGTGTCGCTCAACGCGCGCACAGGCGGCGGTCGCGGACGCTGGTCGTTGACTTCGACCGTGAAGTTCCGCGCGAGTGCTGCGCGCTTCACCGTCGGCAGGAACCCGGTGTGGAACGTCGCCGCGCGGTCGTTGAACATGCGAACGCGCCCATCCCACTGCCCGGTGCGGAAGGCGCGCGTGTAGCGCGCCTTCGCGTCCTCGAAGGCGAGGAAGTCGCGCAGCCACTCAAGCTCCTCACGCGAGGCGCGATCAACACGCGTCGCGATGTTGCCAACCGTCACCCACATCGTGTCGCACGCATTCTGCGGGCGCAGGGGAACTTTCGTCTTTTCGCTCTACGCCGCGAACAACGAAAAGCGAAAAGCGCGCCACGCACGAGTCAAGAGTAATAAACACGCTCTAACGTATAGTATATATACGTGACGAGGGGGGATCGTGCTATTCGCCTTTTTCGCGTAACAAAATGAAACTAAACAAGATTTCCGACCACGCGTTTTTCGCGCCCGCGAAAACACACAGGTTTTTCTCCCCTCACGTACTCGTGGGACGAGATTCCCGCGCGTTTTCATTTTCTTACGTGGTGTCGTGCGAATCGATACCACGCGCGACGAGCACTCTCCGCGAACGCGCATTTTGCGCGTTTCGTACTACTTGCGTGTGTAGACGCCGACAGCAACACCGGCAGCGAACGCCGCGCCGACGCTCACCCAACCCCACCACGGCATCGCGGGTTGCGCGTCTTGCACCTGCGCTGCGACGAGTGCGCGGGACAGATCGACGCGGCACTCGCGCTCGTCTACGACAACTTGCGCGGCGCTCATCGCCTCGTCGTCGGTCAACAGCACGCCGTCGTGCGGTGCGCACGGGAACTTGTCACGCGTCACCGGCGTCGCCGCCGCGAGCAGCGGCGCGACAAGCAGCACGGCTACGCTGCGCGCAACCACGGATGCCTCACGCAGAGGAAGTCGCTGCGGTAGTTCGCGCGCGAGAACGTTCGCACGCGCGCGCCTTTCGCGAGAGCGAGCGCCACGGACGTCACGCTGCTGTCGCCTTTCGACTGCCCTATGACCTCGACAGCCATCTCGTCGTCACCTGGCGCCGTCGCAGTCACGAACATGACGTGCGACGCTTTCATCTTGCCGTAGAACACAAGGTCTGCCGGTTGCAGTCGTTCGCCTTGCGCAAGCGGCGCGCAAGCGGCGCGCAGGTCCTCGCTCGTCATGTCGAGCGAGAGCGGGAAGCGCGATTTCCACGGCTCCCACCCTGCGTGCGCGAGCACCCACTGCACGAACCCCGAGCAGTCCATCCCGCCTTGCGTTGGCATGTTGCCGCACCACAGGTACGGCAGCCCGAGAAGCGATAACGCGACGAGCACCGTGTCTCGCCGCGCCTGCGCGACGTAGGAGGACTCAAGCGCCACGACGACTACCCGCGCAAGTACTGGGACAGGAACGCAGCGAGCAACTTTCGCTTTTCTTTCTCGTCCGCTTCGGCCTTCGCCTTGTCGAGCGCCTCGCGTGCTGCGCCTGCGTCCGGCGGCGCGTTCGACACGGACGACGTTCCACGTGAAACACCGCCGCGCACCAGCCACCCGACCCACAGCGCGAGGCCGAGTGCAACGAGCAGCAGGACGAGCTTGTCCACGTCAGGCCTTCGTCTGCGCGTCCACCTTCGAGTTGACGCCGGCGCCGAGCACTGTGGCCAGCAGCCCCTGCAACGCGCCTGAGGCGAGGTAGAGCGCCCACGCCTTCACGCCGCTGCCGGGCGGCACCGCCGCGCCACCAACAAGCAGTCCGCCGACGATGCCCAGCACGTCGAGCACCGCCGACAACCCGCGGCCGGTGAACTTGTCGAGCAACGCCGTGACCTTCGGCACGTTGAACCCGGCCTGCCCGCGTCCTACGCGCACGAAAACGAACAGCAGCAGTCCGATCACAACGAACCACGGTTGACCGCCTGTAGCGAGCCCGATGAGCTTGAACAGCGCCGGGACGAGGGTGTCCGGCAGCACGGCGGGCGCAGGAACGACGGCAGACGCGGCCGGGGCCGCGGGCACGGGGGCGGGAGAGATCGTCGCGGGCAGGGCAGCGGCGGCGGGCGCAGCCGCCGTCACGGCGGTCACCGGGGGCCCGGCGTCGGGGGTTGCCGCGGCCGCGGCAGGAAGAACGAGGACGGACGCGAGTACGAAAACGGACAGCCAGCGCTTCATGCGAACCTCCTATGGCCCGCCCCACAGGGCGAGGTCCACGGTCACGGAAACGTCGTTCGAGACCTCGGCGTCGCTGCCCCCAGGGCGCGCCACGTAGACGACGATGGCGCCGGGCACGGTGGCGGCGCCGACGTACTGCCGGCGCACGGCCTCGGTGAAGATGCCGAGCGTCTCCGAAACTCCGCGCTGCACGAGGAAGTCCGTCGGCACCAGCGCGCTTCGCGTGAACACCCACTTGCCGATATGCGTGTCCACTCCCGCGCCGCCTGCTCCGGTAGCGGCGCGCCAGTAGAGGTCCACCTCGGCTGTTTTCGTGGCTGTGCCGGTCAACTCGTTGACCGCAATCATCACGTCCCGGATCGAAACAGCGTCGTTGCACGGCGGCAACACGGTGAGCGCCGAAGCGGAGAAAAACGCTACACCCGCATTTCGGACGTTGATGCTGATCGTCTTGCCGTGAACCTGCGCGGCGTCTGGCCGCAGCGCGCCGGCGACGGTCGTGAACAAGTACGGCTGCGCGCCCACGGTGTTGAAGTCCGACACGTAGCAACTCGTCAACAGCGGGCCGCTCCCAGCAGCATCGCTGACGACGTAGAACCCGATGGCGTCGGCGGGTGCCGAAGGGAAATCCACCGAGCAGTTCTTGTACTCGCACAGGTTCGACGCGTCGTCGTGCTTGAACCCGATGCGGCCATCGAGTCCCGAGAACACCGCGACGCAATTCTCCAGCACGATCTTCGCGCTGTCCGTCACGAGGTACGCGATGGTGTTGTCGAGTCCTGTGACATCCGAGATGTGCGCGCCGGTCACCGACACAACAGCGGAGCCGGACACCTTGAAAATTGTGCTCACGATTGCGCGGCCGCACGTCTCGACGCGGATGTTCGACATGCAGCCTTGACCGCCCTGCACGAGCACCGCGGTACCGGCATCGACTGCGCCGCCCTGCACGTCGTGGACGTAGACGTTCGAGACGTCGAAGCGACACGTTCCGCCGCCGTCTCCGAAATCGAGCGCGCGGCCGTCGCCGTCGCCCGCACCATCCACGTAGATGTTCGTCGCGGTGAGCCGCGCGTTGTCGCGCAGGTACACCCCGTTGACGTTCCCTCGCAGATGCGCACCGCTCAGCACCACGTCGCAGATGCCGGTGTTCTCGATCCAGATCGCGTTGTTCCACCCCACTGCGTAGACGTTGGAGACAACCGCGTACAGCGCCGTGGCTGTGGTGAAGAAGAAGCCGTGGCTCGGCGACGGAAAGCCGACGTTGACTGCTTGGCACCCGTCAACAGCGAGCGTTCCGCTGTCGAAGTGAAAGCCGCGTCCCGCTCCGCCCGCGTGCGTGGCAACGCAGTCGGCCACACGCCCCGCGTAGTTGCAGACGTAGAACAGCGCCTGCGCGTTCGTGGCCGCGGCGGTGAAGCGCGTGTTGCGCACCGTGCCGTCGGTGCCCGCGACCGAGTTGAACCACAACGCGCGGTGCGTCATGCCCGTGCCGACGCAGTCCTCCACGAGCACGCCGGTCTCGGCGAACGCGGCGATATGCTTCACAGCCGTTCCGAACTGCCCGGTGAACGAGCAGCATGCCACTCGGTTGTTCGTTCGCGCGCCAGACGGCGCGAGCAGCACGCCGACCGGCGCCGCGCCGACGGCGCCGCTTGCGAACGTCACGTCTTTGACCGTGATGTTGTCGCCGTCGGCCGACACGTAGGGGTCCAGCGCCGCAACGCCGTTCGGCACAAGCGTGACGTTGCGCAGCGTGCAGCCGCTCACCATCTCGATGAGCACGAAGTCGGGATAGCCCGCAGCGGCGGGGCGGATCGTTGTTTCGGCGCGGCTCTCGCCAACGATCTCGACGTTTGCCGAAAGCGTCAGCTTGGCGGCGAGCGTGTACGTGCCGCGGCGCAGGTAGATCGTGCCACCGCCGCCAAGCGCGACGAACTTCGCTACGGCGTCTGGCAGGTTGTCGTAGTCGGCGTCGGGTGTCCCTGTCGGCCCGACCGTGATCGCGAAGCTCTTGATCCGCGCGAGCGCGTGCTGGAGCGTCGAGGCCAGCGTTGCCGGGACGATGGACGCGCGCGCGTCTTTGACTTCGGCAAGCGTGCCGCAGTTGGCCGTCTCCCACCAGTTCGTCTCGCCGGCGTGAACGCGCAAGACGGTGGTGATCGCGTCGTACGCGGTCTTGAGGTCGAGCAGCGTCTCGAAATCGGTTGTGGCGACCGGCAGGTCGTTCGCCTCGAAGAACCCCCGGACGGACCCGGTGGGCCGCGGCGGTGTGGCGACTGGCGTGGCGTCGCCTTCCTTCGACACAACGATGACGCCGCCGACCACCTGCGCCATGCCGACGAGAAACCATCCGCTGGTGACCCCACCGATGGTGACTTCCATCCCGTCGGGGTCGTCGGTCGTGAACCCCGCCATCCACCCGGGCACGTTGCGCGTGTAGACGTTCTGCGTCACTTCGGTCGCAGCGCCGTTGTCCCAGAATCGGCGGTCCTTCGGGTCGGTCGGGTCGGTCTGCGGCGTGTTCGGGTCCGGCGCGGGCTGGTCGAGGTTCGACCGCACGCAGACGTAGTAGATGTCGTCCACGGCGGGAAGCGTGAGGTCCACCTCCTGCGCGGACTCGTCGTGCGTGAGGTACTCGCCGTTCCGGTCCCACACCTGCGCATCCGGCGACTGCGGCGGCACCATGAGCGACTTGTCGCGGTACACAGTGAGCGTGAGCACGCCGTCGTCGTCGATGCCGAACGGCGCGAGCACGAACGGACGGCCCGTGAACGCGATGCCTTCCTGCCCGAACAGACGATCGGTCAGCTTGCGGAAATGCTCGGCGACGAGTTCCTGCACGTCGTCGAGATCCGGCTTGTCCACGCGCTCGTCAACCGTCCAGTTCACACGCTTCATCGTCGTCTCCTACGGGTGCGCGATGACGAGAATACCACAGCCTGCCGGCAGCACACGGCGCAGCGGCTCGGGCGTCGTACCGCACGCCGTTCCCGCGCCCGGCGGCGGCGCAACAGGCAGCACCGGGCCGAGCGCGCCAAACGGAACGCCACCAAGGAACGGCGACCACTTGTTGAGCCCCACCTCGGCAACGTTCGCGCGCAAGTAGTAGCCGGTGTAGCGCAGATCCGCGAGCGCGTTGCCGCGCACGTACCAGCGCCCCTGCGGCGCGAGGCCGGGAAGCGTGTCCGCCGTCAGCGCCTCGTCAAGCCACGGTTCCCAGCACTCGGGCGTGTACGCGGCGGTCGTGCGCACGACCGCCGGTGACACCCACACGACGACCCGATGCGGCCACCGCACGTCCTCCGCGACCGTCGTATACGGCCAGAGGTCCGGATACAGGTAGCGCAGCGCGAGGTCGAACGCCTGCAACGTCTGCTTCGGCTGCACGCCGACGTTGACGATGGCGCGGCGGAACGCGGCATCTGCGAACAGCGATTGCGGGCGCACGACGCCGAGCGACCGCCCCATGCGGTTCAACTCGTTGCCGCTCGCCGTCAACGGGTCCGACGCGTAGCGCGCGGCCTGCGCAGCCGAGACGCCCCACACGTCGTGGACCTCGGTGCCTGCCGCGTGGTCGGCCGCCGTGGTGCCGAGACGCGCGCGTGCCAACACGTCCACGGTGTTGTTCACCGGATCGCCGCTGTCGAAGCACCACACCTCGCGGCCGCACCGCAACAGCCCGCGCAGCGGTGTGTAGCGCACGGCGACGGCCGCCCCCGCCGCCGGCGGCGTGCGCAGTCGCACGAGGCGATCGGTTGGACTGTGCCATTCGGTCGCTGCGAGCGCGTTGCCGTTGCCGACGACGTAGAACTCGAGCGAGTAGCCGTCGAACGGCTGCTGCGTCCAGAAGTCTGTGTTCGCCCCGTCCACCTTGCCGAGTGGCCGTTCGAGCAGCCACGGGATGCCGGGGTCGAGGCCGACGGTCGTGCCGATGCCGTCCGTGGCCGCGAGGTCCGCGACGAGCGCCGCGCGCCGACACCCGCCCACGAGGTCATCGAGCAGCCCGGCGGTGTAGGTCGCGGCCTCCCACGTCGGGTCCGCCAGATCGAGGTTGCGTCGCTTGCCGATCTCCGCGCGCCACAGCGCGACTTTCTCCAACGTCACGTCGGCGACCGCACGCGGTGTCGGCGTCTGGTAGTCGCAGAACCCCGTAAGCGGCGTGCCGTCGTCAGCGGCGACCACGATAGCGCCGACAGGACGCACACGCCAGATGTTCGGCGTGGTCGGGTAGTCGTTGTCGAGCACGACCTCCACGAACGGCCCGTAGGTGGACTGCCCGGGGTTGAGCACCTCTTGCGACTGAAACGGCGCGGGAGCGAGTGTCCCTGCGTCCACGAATTCCCACGATGTCGGATCGGTCAGCGCAGCGTTGACGAGTGCCGCGCGAGCGTACACGACGCGCAGCGTGCGCGCATTCTCGACAACAACCGTCTGGATGGTGAACGCTCCAGGCATGGCGCGCTACGAGATCGTGACCGTCGTTACACGCACGATGCCCGTGGACGTCGGGTTCGCGTCCAACGCGGGCAGCGTGAGCGTGAAGTTCAACACGCCAGGGAGCGACATCACCAGTTCGCTCAGTCGCGTGCGATACACAACGTCTCCGACATCGAGCGCACCGAGGTACGCAGCGATGCGCGCCGTGGCCTCCGCGCGCAAATACGAACCGGACATCGCCGGGTCGTGTGTCAGCGACCCCTCGACAGCGATGGACAGGATGTTGGTGATGGGCAGCACGCTCACCACTTGCCCCGCCGGCTTCCAGCCGGGGTAGTCGGTCGGGTTCTCCGGGTACTCGCCGTTAAGCACGCGCTGCACGTAGCGACGCAGCCCCGAGAACCACGCGAAGTTCGCGCGCAGCACGTCACCGGCTGTGAGCGTCGCGTTCAGCACGACCATGCCGCTCGTTGTGTCGAACCAGTAGTCCACACCGCTCACCAGCGCGCCGCCGTTGAGCGTCAGCGAGTACCCGGCGTCGATGGGGTAGCGCGGGATGCGCACGTACAACTCGCCGCCCGTAGCGATGTAGGTGTAGAACTCCTCGTCGGGGCTCGCCGGACAGCGCGGACCGATGGACGAAATGGTGTCGCCGTTGTCGATGTACGCGTACACCGTGTCTGCGACAAAACTCTCGTAGACGTGCGCGCCCGAGACGTTCTCGCCGACCGGTCGCCCGCCGAGCAGCGGCACCGCCGCGGCCGCGACCGCGTTCGCTCCCGCGCTGTGCCCCGTGGCTGTGACAAGCGTGGCAGCGACCACGTGTGCGTTGACCGCCGCCGCGATGGCGTTTGACGAGTGTGTGCAGTTCGTCACGCGCACCGTCGTTTGCCCCGGTGCCGGTGTGTCCGTATGCACCGTCACCGCGACAGCGCCCGCACCAGCGAGGTGGTCGATGTAGAGCTGGTTGCCTTCGGCTCCCGGCGTTACGGCCTCGTAGTCCACCTCGTTGCCCGCCGCCGCAACGCTCCCGATCTGCGCCCACGCCTTCGAACCGGGAGAGACGCAGTTGCGCGCTGCCGTGTCGAGCGCGACGGTTGTGCCGCGCACGAGCGACTGCAACGACCCGACGACACGCGCACGCAGTTCTTCGTCCGTCTCCCGGTTCCGGCCGCCCACCGTCGCCACGATCTGCACGACGGTCGCAACGCCGGTGATCGGGCTGGCCAGCGCGGAGATGGACGACGCGGGCACGTTGCCACTCTCGCCCGGCACCGACGCGGTGATGGGCGCGTAGGGCGATTCGGGCTGCCCAGCCGCGATAGTCGTCCCGGGCGCGTCCACTGTGAACTCGACCGCGACGGTTGTCGCCGTGGCCGGAACGAGAACAACAGTGCCGGGCGGGATGGCGACAGGATTCACGGGCACCGCGCCGCTGTCACGCGTGAACTTGACCGCACCAGCCGCCGCCTGCTCGGGAACGCGGTACGCGCCGAACTTGCGTGCTTCGGCGTCAAGCGCGTCGCCACGCGCCGACAACAACGACCGCTCAGTGAGCAGGCGCGAGATCTGCGCGTACTGCTCATCGTCCTGGATGGCGCACGTCTCGATGAGCGCCGTCAGGATGTCGCCGTCACGGAACGGAAACTCGACGCCTGTGCGCGCGCGGAAGATCGCCTTGGCGACCTCGATGATCTCGGAGTAGGTGTGAGGGCGAAACCTCATGGTGGCACCTTACGCGCGAGCGGCTACCACTGCAACAGCCGCCCGCTCGTGACGAGCGAGTTGTCCAGCCCGCGCAGCCGCAAGGCTACGCGGTACGTTGCGACCGTGCCTTCCGTCCGCGTCTCGACGCTTTCGACGCGCTCCACACGGTCGTCCGAAGCGATGGCCGACAGCAGGAACCCGCGCCACAGCGTGGCGGACCCCGACTTGTCCTTGTGCCCCACGTCGGCGGGAATGCCGAACGCGGGCTCCGTGTAGAGCGCCGAGGCGAGTGTGCGCAGCCGCGTGCCGATGTTCTGCGTGAACGCTTCGACACCGGCCACGAGCGCGAGATCTCGTTGCGGTGTCAGCACGAGCGCGCCGTCGCGCACTTGAACGTCTACGCCGAGCGCGAACGACTGCAACGTGACCGAGGTAAGCCGGTGCTGCGACGTTTCGTAGTCGCTGACGGTCCGCAACGGTGTCGCAGTCACGCCGTCGGCGGGCACGTACACCACGCCGCCGGGTGCGACGGTGTGCGGCGCGCCGCTCTTGGAGAAGTACGGTGCGCGCAGGTCGTTGATGACGATGACCTCGCGGTACCGGCGCCAGTCGCCGAACACGCGCACCGCGAGCGACTGCGGCGTGTCGCCCGCCTCGACCGTGACGGTGCGCAGCAGCCCGTAGGTTGCCGGGTCGCGTGTGCCGAGGGCGCCGCGGCGGAACGCGTCGAGCGACGACCCCGCCGTCTCGTCCACCATGCGCGGATACCGCTGCACGACGCGCGCAGCGGCCGTCGCAGTGGTCGGGTTGGCGGGATTCGTGCGGTTGAACTCGCCTGCGATGGCCACGTCCACGTCGTCGAGCAGCCCCGCGCTGCCGTTGCGCGCAGCGAAGAAGTCTTCCTGCTCCTGCGCAGACACACCGGCCGAGTAGTCGGTCTCGGCGAACGGTCGCGCGCCGAGCGCAACGAGTGACTGCCGCCACACGTCCATCCCGAGCGAGTACGTCGCGTAGGCCGCGTCCTCGTTGTCGGCGGTGTGCAGCCCCGTCTCGCCGCTCGTCGCGAGCGCCTGCGCAGCAGGCACGAGTCGGTCAGCGATATTGCGCGAGGTCGGCGCGAGCGCACCGGACTCGAAATCGAGCCGCCGCTTGAGGTCCGACCAGTATTTCTTGTCCTTGCTCCAGAACTCGCCGTTGGTCACCGAGTCCTGCCACCAGCGCGACACGCTGTCGGCGTCCATGAACGGCGCGAGGCCGACGGTCGAGGCGAAGTAGTTGACACCGTCCACGAGCGCCGGACCGACGCCGAGCAGGTCGTTGACTGCGTTCGAGAACGACCGCGCGACATTCGGCACGCCGATCGCCGCAGGCACAGCACCGACCTGCGAGACAAGCAACGCAGTGTTGTGGACTGCCGCCGTGAGCATTCGGTAGCGGCGCAGCGCGCCGAGCGCCCAGTTCTCCTTGTTCTCCGGTGTTCGCACGCGCTTCGTCACACCGACCACGCGCAGTCGCAAACGGTAACGGTAGGCCATCGGCGAGCGCGCGTTGCGCGAACGTGTGAACGCGATGGGTTCGACGACGTACCACTCCTCGTCGCGGAAGCTGTAGAAGTGCAGTTGCGCCTGCACGTCGTCGTCCGTGCGTTGCGCCGCGTACTGCGCGAGCAGCGAGTAGAGGTCGTGGAAGTAGTAGAACCCGGTCTTCTCGTCCGAGTTCGTCAGGCCGAGTTTTCGGGCGATGTTGAAACTGCCGCCGAACGGCGCGCCGAGATCCGCGCCGCGTCCGAACATCTGTTGCACTGCCGACTGCGTGGGCACGACGCCCATCGAGCCGCCGATGGCGATCTCTTTTGTCCCGACGCCGACGCGCTCCACGTAGAAGTCGTTGTCCTCCTGCGTCGGTTGGATGAACGTGCTGAACGTGTCGCTGTCCTCGATCTCCTGCGGCGGCACGGGGAAAGCGAACGAACGCGAGCACTTGCCGTTGACGATGAGCGCGAGCGCGTAGCCGCCATCTGTTGTCCAGTTGGCCGCGGTCGGCGGCGTGTTGCGCAGCGTCAGCATCGCGTCAGCCCACCTTCACCGTGCTGCTCCCGCCATCGATCTCGCCGTCCATCCCAGCGGCCTTCGCGGCGTTGTAGAGCGCCGTCTGCCCGCCGCCGCCGGGCAGCCCGTCGAGTTGCGTAGCGACAGCGGAGAAGAACGCGGCCCACGCGGCGTTGGCCGCGCTGTAGTCGAGATGCACCGGGTCGGTGTCGCGCGCCGCGCCAAGCGTCCCACCGTTGACGACCACGTTCGCCCCGGTGACGTTGACGTTCGCTCCCGCGTTCGCCTGCACCGTCACCGCGCCGTTGTCGGCGATGGTGACGGTGGTGCCGCGCCACCGCATCTTGCGCGCGCGGCCGTCGGCCACTGCGACGCCGTAGCCCGGCTTGCTCGGCGCGAACGGCAGGAACGCGCGCACGACAGGCGAGTGCCCGCCGAGGAAATCCACGATGCAGCGCGGCGCCCCCGCGAGTTTCGCGTCGGTGAGCGGCTCCACGACCTGCCCGGGTAGCCCGGCGGGCAGAAACTCCTCACCGTCGCTCGACTGGTACCCGGCGGGCTGCGCCATCGGCACGTTTTTCAACGTGACGTAGAACCGCGGCACGAACACGTCGAGTTCCACGTAGGCCTTCGAGCGGTTGTCCGCGTGGTCGCGCGGGAGCGCGCGCAGCACCACGCCGACTTCGGGGAACGGCGTGGAGGAGACGAGCGGGCGCTGCCCCTGCCGCCTCACGCTCGCCTCGACCCGTGTGCCGGCCTGCGTGCGCATCACCCGACCCTCGGAACGACGTTGAACCGGGGGTCTGTGCCCTCCGGCTTGTCGCCCACTTTCCGGCCGCGCGTCACCTCGAACGTGTGCGTGCCGCGTCCCGGCGACGACCAAGTGTACCCGACCCCTTCGACGTAGAACAGGTCGCAGGCGCCGTCCGGCCGCACCATGAGCAACGCGTCGCCGATGCGCGTCTTCGGGACGAAGCGCGGAAACGTGATGGACCCCGACAGCAGATCCGTGCGGCACCGCGCTTCGTCGGCAAGTCGCAGCATCCAGCGTTCGTTCGCTGAGAGCGTCTCGGCGGGGCGGTCGCCCTCCCACGACGACGCCTTCGTCTCGGAGGCGCGCAGCCCGTGCCGGCGTACGCTGGCGAGGTCGATGCGGAACGTCTCGGGTGGCAGCGTGGCGAGGTACGCCTCGCCCGTCACGCCCGTCGGCGGCTGCAACGTGCGGAAGTTGATGAGGTCGGCGTCGCTGCGCCCGATGTTCCACGCTGCGGCTTCGGCGTAACTGCGCGGCTCGACCGCGAGCGCGAGCAGTTCCGGCTCATACACCGGGCGGCGGCGCCACACCATCACCGGAGTCGAGAGAACGCGCGTGCCGCCTGTCTTCTCCGGGTGCGTGTAGGCGATGGCGTCGGCGAGCGTACGCAGGTCGGCGCTGGACGAGTACCCGACGAGCGGCCCGAGCGGGTCGGCGCTCGGCGGCGCCTCGTTCACGCCGCGCACGTCGAACAGCAACTCATTCATCACCGGGTTCGAGAACTGCTGCAAGACGCTCAGCACGGATGCGCCTGTGGCGACGAGGCTGAACCACGACTGCGGGTTCGCCCACGTCTTGTCGGGCAAGTCGGCGTAGAGGCGGCGCACGAAGTCCACCACCGGCTTGCGCAGCACCGGGACCTCGAACTGCCCGAGGAACTGGTCGGTCACAAGACCTGTTGCTGTACTCACTGCCGCTGCGGCCTGCTGGATCGCCGCGATGTCTTCCGGCGTCGTTGCGTCGGCCGCCGTCAGCGGCTTGTAGAACGCGTTGAGCGTGGACTCCATCGCATCGCGGCACGAGGTGAAATCCTGCCATTGCGGCTTTTTCGCCACGAGCCACGCGGCATTCGGAATGCTGTCCATCACGAACGGGCTGCACAGCATCGTGGTGCGCTCGAACACCTTTTGCCAGCCGCTTCCGGTGACGGTGACGGCCGACATCCTGACACCGCCCTCGTTGAGCGTGACGCTCTCGCGCACCTCGTCCACGAGCCCGATGACGACGCTCTCCTGCCCCGTGCCGTCGCCGGGGTCGATGTCGATCCAGACCCAGTCGTTCGGCCGCAGGACGTCCATGTAGCGCTGGCCGCTGCGCCACGTCTTCGCCTGCGTCACGTCGCGGATGCTGCGCGGTCGCATCGTGAGTGAGAACGACGTGCGCCCGCTGATGTCTTTGCTGACGGACACACCGACGAGATCCGCAAACACGTCGAACACCAGCCCGCCATTCCACGTGAAGAATCGCGCGCGGTGGAGCGTGCGTGTGCGTTTGCGCCACATGAGCGTCAGCGAGAGAACATCGCCCCTGCGCTCGATACCGGCTCGTCAGTACCAGCAGGCGGCGGCACGCCGCCGAGCGGTGCGCTGCTCTGCGAGAAGTACCCCTCGATCCGGTGCGTGTAGTCGGCGAGCTTCCCAGTGAGTTCCTGCAACGCGTTGCCGAACTTCGTCACGACGCCCGTGGACGCCAAGAGCGTCCTGTCAAACGTCTCCGCCGACGTGCGCACGATGGACCCGCTCTCGTTCACCATGTTTCGCGCCGCAACGATAAGCGCGTCTCCGCGCGGCGGCGCTGCGATACCGCGCCCAACGTTGCCCCCAGCAGCGAACCCGGCAAAGCCGCCCTCTGGCATCTCACCGCCAGACTGCACCAGTTGCCGCCACATCGCGCTTTCGGGCCCGCCGCCCGCCCACTGCGACAGGTCGATCCCGTACTCGCTCTGAAACCGCGTCATCATCGTGCGCCCGGCGAGTTCGCCTGCGGCACCTCGGCCCTTCAACCCTCCGAACATCGAGCGGAATACGGGTGCGAGCGCCTGCGTGCGTTCGGCCGGCGAGCCGTGGCGGATCACGTCAAGACGGTCGAGGAATTCGTTGTAGCCCTCCGCCCCGCCCTTGCCGCCCATCGCGCGAAACGTCATGGCCTGCGTGTACGGGTCGCCGCCGCCCGACGAGAACGAGCGGAACATGCGCTCGCCCGCCCCCGCGCCCTGCGCGGTCAGCGTGGCAGCCTCGCCCAGCCCCCATCCCGCGCGTTGCGCGAGATCGGAGGTCATGCGCGAGAACTCCAACTGCATCGCTGCCGCCTGATCGAGCCGCACGGTGACACCGGCCATCGAGGAGCCGAACGCGCCCGCGATGACTGACGCGTACTGCGGCAGCGCGCGCTCAAACCCCGTTTTCACCGCATCGGACAGAAGGCGGTCGTAGGCCGCTCCGCGCATCCCCGCCGATCCGCGCGCGCCCATGCCTTGCGGCAGCATCGCCTGCGTTGCCGCAGCTTGTTCCTCGACCGGCGTGCCGAGCACGCGCTCGCGCGCGAGCATATCGGCGATGCGTCCCGCGCCGACGCCGTAGGTCGCGCGGCCTTCGCCGGCGAGACGCTCGGTGACGTCCTGCATGGAGTAACCCATACCGCTGAACACGTTGCGGTGCGGGTCGGCGAACGGCGCCGCGCCCATCCCGGTCGCCGCGCGCGCGGCGAGTACAGACTGCTGGTACTGCCCTGCCTGCTGGTACAACTCGCTGGCTTTGCCGAGCCCCGACGAGATGAGGTTGGCGACGAGGTACCCGATGCCCGTGCCGAGCGCGGTGCCGACGACCATGCCACCCGGACCAAGCGGCGCCCCCACTGCGGCACCTGCTGCGGCCCCTGCCGCCGCGCCCCCTGCGCTGCCACCCGCGCTCGGCGCGCCTGGGGGCACGTAGGCGCCTTGTCCACGCTGATACGTCTGCCACCCGGCGTGCGCGGCCCCGAACCCCATGCCGACGAACGGAAGCCCGGGAAGCGCGCCGCCCACCTGCGCCGCAAACGCGCCTGCGAAACCAGGCGTAGCACGCGCCGCGCGCTCCTGCTGCTGGCGCAGTCGGTCGTTGCGCTGCTCGATGCGCCCCAGCATCCGTTCCCACTCACGGAACGACGCGAGCACGTCCTTGATCTCGACGCCGCTGCCTTTGAGTAGTTCGGCGAACGAGCGCAGCGCGTCGGTCAGTTTCTCGCCCGCGATCTGCCCACCAGACGCCACACGGCCGAGTTGCTCGGCCATCTCGCTCCAGCCGTCGTTGATCTCGCGCTGCGCCTTCGACGCGTCCCGCGTGTCGGCGCCGATTGAGATTTTCGCTTCATCGGCCATGGAGCAGGTTCTCCTCGCCGTCGTCGCCGGCTTCCTCGTCGAAGGGGTCGATGCCCGCCTCGCGTGCGGCACGCACGAACCGCACCTCCTCGGCAGCCGCCGCACGCTCCAACGCGTCGATCTCGATGTCGCCGGTGACGTACATTACCACGTCGCCGCCCTCCATCTCGACGCGCTTGATGAGTTGACCGTTTGCGCCAAGCGCGATGCGGCCGGACTCGATCTCGTCTTCGAGGAACTCGACGGCAATCTCTGCGTCTGTCATCGCGTCGAGACGCGGATCGGTGTGCGGGATGCCGTACTTCTTGCAGATGAACCGACGCGCCCAGTCGTCGGAGAGATTGCGGCGCGCGATTTCGAGCAGTTGCTCAGGCAGCGGGCGGCTTCCCGGTTTCGCCGCTCGCAAGAGTCCCGGTGGGTCGTCCGGCGCGAAAGGTGTCGCGCCACTTGGCAAACTCCCCGTACACGGCGAACAGCGCCGCGGTGTCCTCGTCGTCCATCTTGTCGAAGTCGAACCAGTCGGGCCACATCGGCTTGCCGTCGTCGTCGCGTTTCACGCAGACGAGCAACTCGGCCATGACCTGCGCGGCCGCGCGAGACACGGCCACCTCGTTCGCGCCGCCAGACAGTCGCGTGGCCGTGCCGCCGATGCGCGCGCGGTCTGCGAGCGTAGGGCGCCGAAAGGTGAAGTCGCCTTCCCGTTCCTCACCGCTGACCGCCACCTTCATCGTTAGGGTTGTCTCTCTCGGGACGTTCCTGATCGCCATGACCGTGACCTCCTACGTTCCCGGCGCTACGGCAACGGCGGCGACTGCGTCGCCTGCGTGCGCCCGGGGTTGTAGAACACGAACGACGCACGCACCGTGAAGCGGTCGTGCGCCACAAGATCGAGCGGCGAGAACACAGCCGGGATGCCAGCCGCGATCGGCAGCGCCGGGCGGAACTTGCACGCGTTGACGAACCCGGCGACGGACGACATCAACTGCTCCGTCTCCGTCACCACGCCATTCGTCAACACGAGATTCCAGCGCGTGTAAACGCTCGACCAGAACTCGATGCGCGACAGCAGAACGCCCATGCCGGTCGGCGGCGTGATGGTGTACTTGTTCCCCGCCACGAAGTCCGCGACGTGCAGGCCGTCCGTCTTGGGCAGTCCCTTGATGAACAGCGCGTCGACCTCGACCTGCGACGCCGCGAGCCGAGCAATGAAGATCGAAGACTGGCCGAGCATGGCGGACTCCTGTTACGCCGACTCGCCCTCGTCGGTCGCGTAGATGGCGGTGAACTCCACGTCGTTCGCCGTCACCTGCCGCGCGGCGAAGTTGACCGTCCACGACCGCGGCTTCACGCGCGAGACGCGCTTGAGCATCGTGCCCGTGGCGTCGTGGATCTCCGCGATGAGTTCCGGCCGCGCGAGGATGGCGCTGCGCAGTTCCTCTGGCGTGCGGCCCGTGAGCGGCCAGAAGCCAAGCGACCGCAGCCCGCCATTGAGCAGGCGGAAGAATCGCGCGCGCATCTGCACGCGGTACGCCGTGTCCACGTTCTCCATCGGCTCGTAGCGGTCGAGGACAGCGAGTTCCTCCTGCTCGATGGTCTCGGTCACGGTCACGTCGTTGGCCCACGCGATGACCTGCCCGTTGAGCAGGAACTTCGCGCGTGCGCCATGAATGACGTTGGACATGCTGGGCCTCCGTTACGCCTGCGGGATCGCCACGAGTTCGTTGAGCACGAACTGGATGCCGGGCGCGTAGTTGACCTCGCCCGTCACCCGGATGACCGCGCCGCTCGACTGCGCGACGATGTTGCGGAACGGCGGCGTCACCGTGCCGTCGTCCGCCGTGGACGCGATGAACAGGAAGTCCGGATTCGACGTGTCCGACAGCGTGCGGTGCAGTTCGATCATCCGGCTCTCGACGGCGCGATCGGTGACGATGCCCTTGCCTTTGACGCCGACGAAGTACTGCTCGATGTTGAGACGGATCATCTTCTTGTGCCAGAGATGCATCTCCTTGCCGGAGACGATCCGCAGGATGTCGTTGTCGGTGGCCGTGTACGTCGTCACGTCCTTGAGCAGTCGGATGCCTTGCCCCGGGTCGCTCTCGAACACGAGAACGCCGGTCTTGATGAGGTCCTCGGGGTCGGTCAGCGGGTTCCACGTCCAGCCGTACCGCAGGTCGTAGGCCTTGATGTACTTGAACGTCAGCGGCGTGCCGATGGGCGTCGCCGCCGCGATGCCGGCGCACATCGCCGCCGCGGCCCACTCGCCAAGCCACTGCTTCGCGCCGGCCGCGTCCTCGCGATAGACCTCGGTGACGCTGAGCGCCGCATACTCGGACGCGAGCGTCTGCGCGGCGGTGATGGCGTCGGCTTTCGCCGTCACATGCTGCGCGAGGAACACCTGCCGTTCCGCGCGCCCCGTGATCCCGGAAAGCGTCGAAGCGTGCGTGGCGAACTTGCCGTTCACGGTGTCGATGGCCGTGCCGCCGCTGGTCGTCGTCACAAACAGCGAGACGACAAATCGCGCGTCGTACTTCGCCGCTTCGATGAGCGCGTTGTCCACGTCGGTGCCGTCGGTCGTGCCGAGCGCGCCGCCGACGAGGTACGTCGCCGACAGCGTGTTCGGCGGCGCGATGCCGTTGGCGAGCGCCGAACGCGTGGCTTCGACGTGCGAACTGCTCGCGTTCAGCGTGTCCACGCAGTCCTGGAGCACGCCGTACATGTCCGAGTAGTCGGGCGACAGCGCGCTGTCGGAGTCCGCGGCCACGTTGTCGAGGTCGGCGGCGGACTTCGACCCGGCCGCTGCGTTGACCGTGACCGCGCTCCACGCGGTCTTCGTGTTGATCTCGGCGATCACATCCGCGACCGTCTTGCCGGCGCAGGAGATCGTGAACTCGTCGGTCCACACCGGCCCCACCGTCTGCTTGCGCAGGATGAGGTTGCCGGTGGCGCGAGCGTACCGCACCGCTGCGCCTGTCGCGCCGCCCGCGTTCGTGCGCTGGCACTTGAACCACGCGTACTGCCCGATGTTGTCGTGGGTCTCGGTGCCGATGAGCGGGGCGCGCGTGCGAACGGTCGTGATCTTCTTGCCGCCCGACGTGCCCGCGGCGACCGCGATGGTGGTGAACCCGTCCTCGGTGCCCCAGATGCGCCCGCTAACAATCATGGCGGCGGCGCTCGTTGCGTCGAGCAGCGTGAGCGCGCCTTGCGTCGAATCGTTCGTCTTGATGGCGATGACGCGCGAGGCGCCGGCGACCTCCACGCCCTCGATGACCTGGCCCGCGCGGGCGGGGTCGAACAGGATCTGCGCCGCGTCGGCGAGGTCACCGTCCACGAACGCGTCGATCATGCTCTTGGGGTCGGAGAAGGCGTAGGCGGTGAGCGGCTCGCCCGCCGTCGCCTCACCGACGACGATGACCGTGCCGGCCTCACCCGAGATGAGGTTGTTCAGGGTCGAGACGTCGATCTTCGAGTAGCAACCCGGTCGATAGATGTCCCTGCCGCCGAAACGCACGAAAACGGGCATCGCAGTACCTCCCGGGTGTCAGTCGAACCGCACGTCTGACTGTACCTGCACAGGTCCCGAACCGTCAAGGTCAACGCTCACTGCGGTCGCAGGCGACGACACCTCGGCCACCGTGTTCTCGACCCAGCCCTGCACGACGATCTCACGCCGGAAGCCGATGGTGGGCAGCACCTCGGCCCACGGCGAGAGCGAGGCGAACGAGAGCGATGGTGACTCCAGCCCGCCCGCGCGGAGAGCCGCGAGGTTGAGCGTCAGCTTTCGCCACACGAGCCCCGCGAGCAGCATCGTCGCCTCGGGCGCGTGCGTCACGACGAACACGCGAATCGTCAGGTCCGTCAACTCGCCGTACCGCTGCGTAACTGGCGTGACGTAGGCGTAGTCGGCGGTCAACACGTCGTGCAGCGCGAGCGCGGGAAACGTCACCGCGCCTGTTGTCGGGTCGAAGGTCGTCGGCACGAACCCGGCGCCGCCGTTCTTGTAGAGCCGCACGGTGCCGTCGTCGATAACGGGAACGTGGTCGAGCGTCCCGGTCGTCTGCCCGGCCGTCGCGTCCGCCACGACCGTCTCGTTGACGACGCCCGCGCGGTCCTGCCCCTCACCGGAGACGAAGTTCGACAGCGCCTGCTCGCGCGTGCTCCACGACTCGCTGATGACACAGATCTGCGGCAAGTCCGCGTCGCTCTCCGGGTAGGAGAACGACACGCGCACGCCGCGGTCCATGAGCGCGTTGCGGAACTCCAACGCCTTCGCAACCGGGACCTCAGAGCCGAACACGTCGGCGTCCGTGTACCACGCGCCGCTTTTCCAACGCGCCGCCTCGGTTTGGAGCAGCGAGTGGATGGTGTAGTCGGGGTAGCGAATCGCCATCAGAGCCCCCGCGCCTTGAGTTCACGCTGCACAGCGCGCGTGAGCACGTCCTTGGCCTCACGCGCGGCGACAGGCGCGAGATGCACGCCTTTGAACCCCGGGTGCCACCACGAATTCGGATCGCTGCCTTTGCGCTCGCCCGTCTTGGGGTCCACGCGCGGTTCCGAGACGCAGCGGAACGTGAGGTACTGCGACTGCCGCGCTTTTTCGTACTGCCGCTGCACGCGAACCATGCCGGCGAACGGCGAGTTCTTCCAGGTGTACGGCGCGTCCATGCCGCCGGTCGGCAACTGCGTTCGCTGGCCGAACCCAACAGGCGTGCGCGCGATGCGTCCTCGCGCGCCACGCGTCGTGTAGCCGCCGATGGTGACGCGGTCCTCCTGGATTGCGCCGCGGCCGCTCAGTCGGCGCGCCGCGCGCGCGACGGACGGCGGCATGAGCGACCCGCCAACCGCCGCGCCCGAGCCGCTCATCCGGTGACGGAAAGGCACGATGTTGTAAGCCGCGCCGTCCTTCGTGCGGTAGACCTTGCCGCCCTGCGCCGCGCCGCGCAGTAGCCCCACCTTGATGTCGTATGGCGGGAAGCCGCGCTCCAGCTTGTTCGGCCACTCGCCAACGAGCACCACGGCACCGGCGAACCCGCTGCCTGTCTCGTGTGGCGCTTCCATCGAGCCGTCCTGCGCCAGCCCGTTCACGTAGTCGATGTAGGTCGAGCGCAACGCGGTCGAGGCGCTGCGCGCCCACACCGCCGCGGTCTTCTGCATCGTTGCGCCGATGGCCGCCACTACCGCCTCGGCCACGGCCGCAGTGATGTTGCGCCGACGCAGTTGGATGCTGACGGTGATCACGGGTTGCGCCCCATCAGATCGCCGCGTTGCAGGATGGTGCGCGTCGGCATGTTGACCCACCGTTCCGCCGGGTAGCCAAACTTCACCATCCGGCCGCGGTACGCGTTCGGCAGATCCTTGACGTACCACCACGGGTAGCCGTTGTAGCGAAACGCTACTCGCATGTCCGCGTAGGTCTTGGCCGTCGCGAGCAGCGTGATGACGCCGGTCGTCAGGTTCACCGTGAAGTCGGTGCCCTCGACCAACCGCACCTGCGCTTCGGTCGTCTGGTCGCGCGTGTAAGCGTCAAGCACCTCGACCGCCTCGAAGTTGAGTGTGAGCGCACCGAGCCCCGCGCGCTTGTGGACCTCCTGCACCGGAATGAGGATATCGGGGAAGTTGCAGCGGTCCCAGTAGTCCACGCGCACGTCGCTCAAGAACGTCGCCTGAACAGAGCCGAGGTCCATCTGCCCCTCGGCTTGAAACACACGCTTGCCCTGGCTGACACCGACGACAACCGCCTTCGTCTCCACCTCGCGCGACTTGTCGTACAGCCGTCCGACGCCGCGGCAGGAGGCGCAGTCGAGTTCCGGTTGTCCCGTGCCACCGTCCTGCGGCCACGTCACGCATGGGCACGCGACGTTGCGCTGGTAGCGCACGCGATAGCCCTGTTGCCGGATCAGATGATCGAACAACTGGGTCTTCACACCCCAGTCCACACGCATGAAGCGCGCGGGCCAGACCTTCTGTGGCGGGCGCGTGGTGCGGCGGTCGCTCACGCGGCCTCCACGCGCCACATGGCCAGCGTCTTGTCGGCAAAGTCGTTGCGCGGAAACGCGGTTTCAGACACGACCTCGGCCACGCGCAGACGGCACAGCAGCACGAGTTCCGCCGTTAGCCGCGTTCCTTCGGGCAGCGGCAGCACGGGCGTAAGCCGACCGCCGCGGATAAACCACTCGACCGCCGCGCCATCCTCGGTCGCCACGCCGCGCACCTCGCACATGGCGGACCAGTCAACCGCTGCGCTGCCGCCTTCGACAACGAGGGACACGCGGCGCGCGAGAGCAAGTGGCTGCGCGCCGCCGGGAGCAAGCACGGTGCCGGCCTTCACCGCTCCCGGCGCGCAACGCAGCGCGGCAACGACAACCCCCGCGCCTGCCGCCCACACGTCGGTCATCGCAGCCGAGAGCATCATTTCCGCGAGGCGCGCGACAACTGGCGCGGGCCCCTGCGTCTCGTACCACGAGCCGTTGAACGGCCCGGACATCAGGTGCGTCTCGGCGGCGGTCATCACAGCACGCTGAACACCGGCTTGCGCCACTTGGAGCGCAGGCGGTCCACGAGGCCCGGCCTGCCCTGCTCAAAGCCTTTCAACTCGCGGCGGAACTCCAGCACCGTCGAACTGAACCCGGCGAACATCGCGCTCTGCGTCGAGGACACCGACTGCGAGAGGCCATCCAGCCCGAGCGAGAACGACGCGATGCCCGCGCCGATGATGAGGTTACCGAGGATGTTGAAGATGTTGACCGCTGCCGTCATGCCGATCGCGTCGGCGAGGTCGGACTCGATCTCGTCCATCCCCGTTGTGTAGGTCGTCTCGATGACGTGCGGCGCCCACTGAAATTGCGACAGGATGGGCGACAGCAACGCGCCGGCGTCGATGCTCGCGATGCTCCCGAGCGCAGGGTACAGATGCACCTGCCCCCACCGCGGCTCCAGTCGCACCCACGAGTTCGTTCCCGTCACCGGCACGGCGAACACGTTTGCTGAGCCGCTCATCAGGCTCATCGCGGTTACAGCGCGCACGGGGCGATGGCGCAGTTGCAGGAACGAGAAGTTCCGCCACTGATCCCGGTTGTAGTCGTACCGTTCCGCCGTCACCGTGCGCTGCCGGATGTGGACGTCAAGCGTCCCTTCCATCTCGTCGAACGCGCGGTTGATGTAAAACGCGATCACGTCGTCGGAGAGGTCGTTGTCGTCCTCGTCCTTCAACGCGATACCGAAGAAGTACGTACGCTTGAGCCAGGCCGGATTGAGGTCTTCCGGCCGCAACGGAACGCTCGTCCACAGCCCGGGCATGGGCGGATCATAGACGTGCGGCCCGCCCCACGCAAGGTGAAGCGAGCCGCGCGCCCCGTGCCGGAGAAGAACGAACGGTTACGAGATCGTGTGCGTGTGCGTCGGGTCCGTGACCGTGTGGACGTGGCCCGCATCCGTGACCGTGTGGACGTGCCCGGCGTCCGTGACCGTGTGGCCGTGCGCGGCCTGCGTCGGCGTGATGCTGTACGCGTAGACGAACGTGAACACCCGCGCGGCGTCCGGCGCAGTCGTCGGCGTGACGGTTCCGTTCGCTGCGTCGTACCCGGCCACAGCTTCCCGCGTCGGGTTGCCGGCGACGTTCGCGGCCACAGCCGTCAGGATGCCCGCAAACGCCGAGCACGTGTGAGACGCCACGGCCGGCAGGCCGAGCGCAGCCGCCACGCCGACGCTCAGGTTGTCGCCCGCACCGCCCGCACCTACCAGGCCGACCACGGTGGCCGAGGCGACCACC